AAGAAGTGCGTATGTTATCAAGGCTACATTGCCCACTATCAGACATAGCAAGATACTTCGATGTGCCTAAAGAAACACTTTACGGGCATTTCAAAGTCATGATTGATGAAGAAAAAGAACGAACTAAGCAGAAGTTAAGAGCAAAACAACTAGACGAAGCGTACAACGGCAATACAACACTGCTTATTTGGTTAGGAAAACAAATGTTAGGTCAAACAGACCAAGGTCCTAAAGACGATGATGATAAGTTGCCGTTACCTTGGAAGGATGACTAATGTACACAGTTAATGTTGGTACTAAAGAACATCCTGTATGGTGCGAAGTACAGCACATCGTGAAGAAGGAAAACAAATGCCACTAAGTTCAGGACAATCTACAATTACAGGTTCTGATGCTCGATTCAAAGTAGTAGTTGCTGGTAGACGATTTGGTAAGACATACTTAGCAATGCGGGAAATTGCTAAACATGCACGATTGCCTAACAAGACTACTTTTTATGTGGCGCCTACATACAGACAAGCAAAGCAAACGGTGTGGAAGCCGTTAAAGAATAAGTTACAAGCCCTTAATTGGATTGGCAAAGTTAATGAGTCTGAGTTAACAGTTGAGTTAGTTAACGGTAGTACTATTAGTTTACGAGGAGCGGATAACTTCGATTCATTGCGTGGTGTTGGATTAGACCACTTAATAATGGACGAGTTTTCTTATACAAAGAGGGAAGCATGGACTGAAGTGTTACGACCTACACTATCAGACACTAACGGCAGTGCAATGTTTATTACTACGCCTGCTGGCCAAGGTAATTGGTCGTTTGATATGTTCCAAAAAGGTCAACAAGAAGATGATAAAGAATGGGCATCATGGCAATTTACAACATTAGAAGGTGGTCGAGTTTCAGAAGATGAAATCGAGCAAGCAAGGAGAGATTTAGATGATAGGACATTCCGTCAAGAATATGAAGCGAGTTTCGAAACTTACTCAGGTCAAATCTATTATAACTTTACTACGAAAACGCACATTAAGCAAGCAAAGTTTAATACAACAGACATTAAAGAGTTACATATTGGATGCGACTTCAATGTCAACCCGATTAGTGCAGGCGTTGCAATTAAAACTAAAGAAGGTTTACATTTATTTGATGAAGTAATCATCTACTCTAGCAACACAGATGAACTTGTACAAGAGATTAAAACACGCTACCCAACACAGCGTATTGTAATTTACCCAGACCCAGCAGGCGCTCAGCGTAAGACTAGCGCAGGTGGTAGAACAGATATTTCAATATTACAGAATGCAGGGTTTGTTGTCAAGTATAAGAAGAAGCACCCACCTGTGCGAGATAGAATCAATGCAGTTAATTCGGCATTAGAATCGAGTGATGGTACTGTTAGGGTACGAATTGATGCTAAGTGTAAGCATGTTATTAAAGGCTTGCAGAAACAAATTTACAAAGAAGGCACTCAAGTACCTGATAAAAATTCAGGCTATGACCACACTAACGATGCTATTGGGTACATGATTGAATATTTGTACCCAATTCGCAAAGAAGTACCAAAGTACGCACAAAGTACTTGGGGCGTAGGCACAATTTAAATAAATATCACAAACATAAAGGTTATCGACATGATATATTCAAAAGACTCATTAGAACAACAACACGAGATGTACAAAAGTCTTGCCAGCAAATGGGCTTTTTATATGGACAGTTACAGAGGTGGTCATGCTTACAAGAGTAAGAACTACTTAACTCGATACACATTTGAATCCAACGAACAATACAAGAGCCGTATTGAACAAACACCACTAGACAATCATTGTGCAAGTATTGTACAGATTTATACATCATTTTTATTTGCTGAAGCACCTACTAGACAATTTGGTAAGTTACAAAACGACCCTGTACTAGCAGACTTCTTAGAAGATGCCGACAGAGAAGGTCGTAGTTGGGATAACTTCATGAAACAAGCCTCTATATTAGCAAGTGTTTACGGACATGCATGGATTATTGTCGATAGACCTTCACTTGAAGTTAGCACACGACAAGAAGAAATTGACAATGGCATTAGACCTTATGTAAGTGTGATTAACCCACTTAATGTATTAGATTGGGAGTACACACGCTTTGATAATGGCATCACTGAATTAACATTTTTAAAAGTAGTAGAAGGTGAAAATCATTACAAATGTTACTACGCAGACCGCACTGATACAGTTGCGCTTAGTGAAGATGGTAATACAGTCGATGTTCAGAGTGTACCTAACCCTTACAACAAGATTACAGCAGTACCTGTGTACGCACAGCGCGATTACACACAAGGTATTGGTATTAGTGATATCGGTGACATCAGTGACATGCAAAGAGCAATCTTTGATGAAAACAGTGAAATTGAGCAGATTATTAGATTAAGTAGTCACCCATCGTTAGTTAAAACTGCAAGTACACAAGCAGGTGCTGGAGCAGGTGCAATTATTCAAATAGACGAGGACATGGACCCAGGTTTAAAACCTTACTTACTACAGCCCGATGCTGAATCATTAGACAGCATTAGAGCATCAATAGGCGACAAAGTTGAAGCAATCAACCGTATGTCTAATGTAGGCGCAATACGCACAATAGAAACAAAATCAATGTCAGGTGTAGCAATGGAAACGGAATTCCGTTTATTGAACGCTAGACTTGCTGAAAAAGCAGATAACTTAGAATTAGCAGAAGAACAGGTGTGGCAATTAGTTGCTACTATGTCAGGTACTAATTGGGATGGTACTATCAAGTACCCAGACTCATTCAATGCACACGATACAGAGAATGATTTGGCAGTACTTGAAAAGGCATTATTGTTAACTAAAAATCCTAAGTTAGTAGAAAAAATTGAGGAGAAAATCGCTATGTTGATTATCGATAATAGCGACGATTTAAACGAGGTGCTCGATAGTGCTAAAACACTTGATATTAGCATCGACAGCGAAAATTTAATAAATAAATAACAACACTGCATGATGCAGGCTTTTACTCACAAACATAACGAGGTTAAACAACATGTCTGAAACAATAACAGAAAATTTGGTAGAACAGGGTACTGATACCGTCGAACAAAATCAGGGAAAGTCTTTTACTCAAGAAGAAGTAAACAAGTTAGTTGCACAGCGCGTCGATAGAGAACGCAACAAGTACGATAAAAAGTACAGTGGCATTGATGTCGAGCACTACGATAAACTTGTATCACAAGAAGCCAAAAAACTTCTAAATGAAAAAAAAGCAAGAGGTGAATTTGATTCAATTTTGAAAGATACTGTTACAAAAAAAGATGCAGTTATTTCAAACCTGGAACAGGAACTGAAGAACATTAAAGTTAATGGCGCTTTGTTAAGTTCAGCAAGTACTAATAAGGCAGTTAATGCTGACCAAGTAGTTGCTTTGTTACAAAGTCAAGTTAAGTTACATGATGGGCATGTTGAAATCATTGACGGCAATAACCAACCGCGATACACAGAGAGCGGTGATTTAATGCAAGTTGACGATTTAGTAAGTGAATTCTTACAAACAAACCCACATTTTGTTCAAGCAGGTCCAAAAGGTTCAGGTACAACAAATGCGATTAGTAATAATGCGCATGGTGTAGTTGATTTGGACACCTTAGACATGACAAACCCTTTAGACCGTCAAAAGTACAAAGATGCTAAGGCTAACGGGTTAATTTAATAATATTATTCAAGGAGAATAAAAATGGCAGATTCATATATTAGTTCTACCAACACAGATGCGTTATTTGTACCAGCAAAGGCAGCAACTATTTACTCAGCACACGAAAGTTCGTTATTTCTAGGTGGTCAATTAATCCCAGTAGTAAACGCACCAAACGGCGTGTTACAAGTACCTGAACTATCTTCAGTTACTGCTACTACTATCACTAGTGGTATCACAGGTGATGTTGGTATTACAAACCCAACAGACACTAAGAACACAGTTAATGCTGATTTATACGCGGCTCGTTCAGTGATTCGTGATTTAGGTAACATCGACCCAACTGAAATTGGTCGTGCATTAGGTAATTCAGTTTCTTCGAAATTCGATGCTTCTGTTGCCGCTGTACTTGGTACTTTAACAGCACAAGAAATCACTTCAGGTGATTTAGACATGGCTGAAATCTTCGCCGCAGTTGCTACGATTCGTGGTGGTGGTGAAACAGGTCAATTGTTTGGTGTAGTTTCAACTGATGCATACGCAGCACTAATGGGTGACATTGGTAGTACAGCATTTGCTGGTGGTGAAAACTTCCAGGGTGCCGCACTTCGTTCAGGTTACTTCGGTACTTTAGCAGGCGTTGCTTGTTTCGTTTCATCTTATGTAGATGGAACTAACACAGGCGTTACTAATCCTAAGATGGCAATTTTCGGTCAAGACGCAATGCGAATTGGTATGCAGAAGAATGTTGATTTAGAAATCGCACGCCGTGCTGAAGCAGTAGGTTGGGATGCAGTAGCATCACTACACGCTGGTGTTGGCCTTATCGACGCAAGTCGTGGTGTAATGATTCTAGACGCGGTTTAATCCCACAGTAGGTATAAGTTATGAGCATGAGCACAGACAACGATATCTTGGAATATATGCCTGATTTAAACGATTATGGCATCCAAGGTTTCAGTAACGAACATGCTAAAACACGCAACGATATTCTAAGACGACTTAGAATTGAATGGTACCCTAGACATCGAGGTAACGCATCTACAGAGATGAATGCTTCGTTGTTAACGGAATCGCAGTTCACACGCGTTGCTGTGTTTCATGTTCTAAGTTATTACATTTTACCTAAGTTAACTCAGTTTACTACTGATGGTGATAGATTTCAAGTAATGTTGGACTTTTATAAAGACCGATATGAAGAAGAATTTAATTTAATTCTTCGCGATGGAATTGAATATGATGCTGATAGTAGCGGTGCTATTACAGACTCAGAAAAATCACCTGAAGTATTTTTAAAGTTGGAACGATAGATGAATAAACGGGAATTAATTGTTGAAGATTTAATCAGTGTTTTAAAAGATGCTGATGACCCACGATTTGGGTTAGTAACAAGAGATTTGTTCGACCCTGAGAGTTTAAGTCGACAACAATTTCCTGCTATCTATATTGCAACTGCAAATGAAACTAGAGCAGACCTAACACAAGGTGGCATCAATGGCACTAGAGAAGGGTCGCTTGAAATTACATTTATAGCATGGGTTAATGGGGCAAATATTGATACCCAACGCAACGAGATAATTGAGCGCATTGAAGAAGTTATCGATTTAGACAGAACTAGAAATGGTAATGCTAAATGGACACAAGTGCGTGATATTACAGTTGATTTTGATATCATTGAGCCCTTTGGTAAAGTAGAAATAACTACTGAAATTTATTATACATACACACGAGGTGAGTTATGAATAAAGTAACTTTAACTAACGGTGAGCGTGAAATCAAGGTTGGTGAAAATCAAGTAACAGCATGGAATAATGCAGGTTACAAGGTTAAATCAGACAAGATTTTACTCAAAGCCGTTAAGCAAAAGCCAATTAATAAGGAGAAAGACTAATGGCAACATATACAGGTCAAGACGGTAGTTTAACTATCGAAGGCGACGCGGTTGCAGAACTTCGTTCTTGGAGCATGGACTTAACAATCAATACTATTGAAAATACTGTTATGACGGCTGACACCAAAACCTTTAAACAAGGTTTGAAAGAGTGGTCAGGGTCTGCAGACATTTACTATAGTGCGGCTGTAGCAGGTAACATTTTGGACTCAGTAAACACTGGTTCGGTAGCATTTATTGGCTACCCATCAACAGCAGGTACTGGTGACCCTAAAGTGTCAGGCAACATTCTAATTACTGGATTAAGTATTA